TATTTTCTTACCTTTATTTTTAGAGTACTTACTCTGAACATACTTTAATTTACTTTGCGCTTTGCGCAAGTATTTAGGGTTAGAGAATACCTCACCATCTGACGTAATAGCAAAATCTTTTATACCCAAATCAACACCTATTGTTGTTTCTTCTTTAATTTTTTGTTTAGGTATATTTGTTTCACCAGTTTCACATAGGATGGAAACAAAATATTTACCAGTAGGTGTTACACTAACGGTAGCGCTTTTAAGGATACCTTTCAGTTCTCTATGTAATACAATATTAATACCTTCTTTAAATTTAGGTATGATTAAAAGATTATCTTCTACTATCACATTCTGTGGTACTGAAAAGGATTTATTACCTCTATGTTTTGATTTGAATTTAGGGAATCCAGCACCTTTAAAGAATAGCTTAAAAGCAGTATCCATGTTTTGTATGGATTGCTGCAAGGATTGTGAGTTAACTTCTTTTAACCATTCACACCCTTTTTTTAATTCAGGTAGTTGTTTGATTAAATCGAATTGTGAATAATTATGTTTAGAACCTAGATAAGCAGTATTCTTTGTTTCCAAAGCAAGATTATATACAAATCTACTACTACCAATGTGTTTGGTAATTAACTCTTTTTGAGGGTCAGTAGGGTATAATCTATATTTATAAGCTTTAAACATCTGTATATAAATAGTGTGATTTTTAGTAAAAGTTTGATTTCACCAAAAAAAAAGTTGTATATTTGTATTATTAACGGAGTCGCTTACATCCCATCCACCTTCGGATGAATGGGTTTTACGCTCTAATTATAAATAGTGTGAAGTAAACATTATTAATAAGAATTAATGGAATTCTCCCGAACTATTATCGGTACGACCTCACTGTATGCTTGAGTACTTATTATATCACCACACATACTCTCATAGTTTTTTTCATTCTTAATTCTATAGTAGTATGTGTCACCCACAGTACCACTAAATGCTATATCAACTTCATAGTCAATCTTATTAACCACATAGTCAGTTGTAGCGGATTGTGTTATAGCAGTAAAAGCTCTATCTTCAGCCACCTCTACTGTGAATACCCCATTAACTTCTTGTGGTGCTCTAGTAATTGTCCACAAAATTCTTTGTGGGTTAAACCAAATATTATCACTCACCTCAGCATACGACATGTAGAATATATTGATTATATCACCCACCATTATTTCACCTTCAAGTATTATCCTCTTAGGGTCTGTTATGGATTGGTAGTAATCAATATTATTGGCTAAAGTAACGCCATTAATCGTAACATACAACTCTCTTGGGTTTACTGGAATAAGTGTAATGTAAATTTCATATTTACCTTCAGTCGTATTGTAATACGGATTACTACTACCTTGACCACCTGTTGTCCCAGAGTTAATAATAGTAGTTACATTTATTAAGTCACTCCTGAATCTATTAGGTGTACCATTACTAACATAACTATATGTAATAACATCACCTGATACTATAGGGTCTAAGAATGTTAAACTAGTTGACGTATTACCACTCACAGTTTTAACATTCAACGTATAGTCCAATTGCCAAGCCATAGTTACACCATTAAGGTTTATTATAGGGTCAGTCCCATTTTCGCCAGCACCAAGGTCACCCTCCAATTGGAAGGTATCTGTGGTACCGTTAGCGATAAAGCTAAGTACCCTTAATCCACCTATCTTAGGGAACCCCACATTATTCAATGAGAATACTGGCGTACTAGCAATGTAATTAGCTATAAAATATTGGTCGTAATTTCTATTGTATCTTGCCGCTTCAGCACCTGAAGTATGGTTCGATGTGGTAAACTTATCCCCAAGTTCACTTCTATATTCGGTAGTAACATCTACTTCCCAATACCCCTTTACAATATAATCACCATCTAATTTCAAGTTAAGTGTTGGTATCGTTTCCGTTTTATTATTTACGGGAACTTCAGTTCTGGTAAACCAACCATCAGTATAAACTATTGGTTTAGCGAATGTGGATGAAGAGTTATTGTATTTGAAGATTTCATACCTGAATTTACCATTTCTAGGTGCATCAAATACATGTGGGTTATTAAATACTAATATAGCATCTAAACTATTAACACCAACCTCATCATCAATAATGTATACCGAATCACTACTAACTGTCAAGGATGGGTATATGGTAGTACCCATATTAACACATGTAGCTGAACATACTCCACCAGAACAAATCCCCCCAGAATCCTCCAATTTAATTTCCAGACAAGCATTCACCTCCAATAAAGTCGTACCATATGGCTTCCTAATGTAATACAACATACCATTATTGTAAAAGTTATATCCTAGGCTGTTAAAAGCATTTTCCAAAGCGCTACGTATAAAGCCCTCTGTCGGTGTATCACCTGTTGTAGTTCCACCAGTCCAGAAAATACTAGTTGTACCCGTAGAGCCATCGTAAACGACCTCTGCATCCTCTTTAACAACCAAACTCCAAGTCACACTACTCAAACATGTTGTGGCATTGGTACATGCGGATACTGCTATATTTAGAATGTTCTGATAGTTGATGTCTGATAATGACATTTCTTCCACCACACAAGTATTCTCATACCCAGTGCCACTGAATCCCCAAGTCGGGAATTCAAACGTATCAATGTCACTACTACAGTTTACACTCATAGTGGTCTTATTTCTAAGACACTCCACGTTGCTTTGTATATATTTTCTCTCTTGGTGTCTCATTATTTGTTAATAGATAGATTCACAATAACCGTTCGATATTGGTTACGTAATCCAAATTTTACTGGTTTAGTTAATGAGTAGGCATCTTCCACCCTACTAAAATTTTGTTGGAGTACTTCCAACCCGAATACTTTAAAATAGTCTCCCTCCCCAAGTTGACCTTCGATATATTTAGTCAACTTAGCGGAACCACTTTCTGGTAGGTAGATAGAACCTGTTATATTTCGTATTAATTTAGGCATTTACTATAAATATCATTAGCTACTACTAAGACCTTGCGTTATTGTCACTCTCCCTAAGAATTCTGACCCACAGTCACCCATTACATAATAAACCCCAGAATTACAGTGTGTAACTGGCGCACACACTTCATCTATTTTTATCGTATAAATGTCAACATCTGCCGCACCTGAAGCTACCCAAGTGAAACCTATAGGAGCCTCAACTGGCGCACCACTGATAGCATCAATACCACATGGGTATAATGAATGTCCTCGATACTTAAACTTCTGTTGGTCATAGATAGTGTTACCATGAATGTGATTAGCGCACCATATTGTTGTACTCGGAACCACTTGCTCAAATAAATCTACCCAGTATGTACCAACCAAATTACCAAAATCACTCATAGTGAAATAATCAAAAGCCGAACTCTGAGTATCACAATACTGAGTAGAATTCATATACCTCTCATATAACGCTCTTAGTGTTGGGTATGATGAACTTATCTTTCTACACCTAACATTAATTAACTCACTGGAAATCACATCATTAAAGACTTTAATAGTTGTAATACCTGTTACTGGTGATGTAAGTAATTCAGTGAAATCAACACATTCAGGCTTTTCACATGTGACAAACTTACATTCTTGACAATTAACATCCCACTTAAACTCAGTGTAGTATTCACCTTTATTAGTATCCCAAGCAAAGTCTTGTATTAACTCATTTAAACTATTACAACATGATTCAGAAATCGCGGGGGTATAATCTATGGTTGTTCCAGTACCACCAGATATCGTTACATGTCGAAATACACCAACAGTGTTATCTGGCATACCTGCCAACCAATACCCATTAAATGTGGTGGATATAAATGATGAATTAAATTTATAAATCCAAGAACAATCCGTATATTCTTCCGTCACCCTTTCGTGAAGTGTGGCATTACTTAAGCTTTCATAAATATCACCACATATACTAGTGTCGAAATGTCTAGCAAACCTAAGATACATAGTTATTGGTGGTGATATATCACTATTTTTACGAACCTCGTCAGTATTCATAGAGGTATGAGTAGTATTAAATAATAATCCCCATGCTTGAAAACCAGCCCCCAGACTGCCAGCTTCACTAGAACTCCAATAAGCTTGCTCAGGGTTACCTAGAGTCAAAGTGTTAGTATTATCTCTCACCACCATCAAATCATCAATGCTTGGTAAAAACCAATCACTGTATATACCAGATATGAAGTTATTAGCCATATGCGCAGCATAATTAAGTGGTGAGTTAGCTACAAGAAGTGTAGTATTAGCTTGACCACTTCCAAAGGTAGTGCTTGTACCGCCAACCCAACCAAGGTTATCTGACCATCTAACCCCAATCGCAATATCCGAATTGGTGATTTCATACCCCTCACATGGGTTATTAGGGTTCACCCAATACACAATACCGATACCAGAAGGGCCTACATCCCCAACCACCCAATTACAAGGGGTTATAGCGGATGTTGGAGGTAACGCTACGGTTCCACCTGTAATATTCGTCCCACTTAATGGTATAGGGTCACAACAACAAGTTGTAGCCGTAAACCCCGTCAAATTAGTACATGGCTCCAGAATACATGGGTTATCGTTCACATAACACCACACATCAGTCTCAATACCATTATCGATAGATATATTAAGGTCAACCTCTTTGGTGTTAAGTACTAGTCGACTATCATTCACATCATAGTCAGTATTCCTCATAGGGTAATTGTAATCCCTCGCTTCCTCGGCTTCAGTATACACCCAAGACTTCTTATTATCACATACTTTCCTAATATCAAAACCAGGATTCTTATTAACAAATATTTCATCATTAACCACCCTCTCACAATTCTTATTCAACTCTATTTTGTCAAGTAGTATTGAGAAATTTACACATGAGTCTACAATTTGTAAACTGAGGTTAACATACCCATTAGTCATAGCACTAACAATAGCGGGGTCACTTATAGTCCCACTATAATGAAACCACGTTGGTGCGAAGGCTTCGTTACCAGTTAAACTCAATAATTGATTGTATTGGGATATGAAAGTTGTTCCCGATAGAAGCCCATTCTCATTGGCTTGGTCTATCATTTGCTGTGCTAATATATTAGCTAACCCATTACATGCCGAAGCGTCACAAGTAATCCAATCGAAACCTTCAAGATAAATCGGATTAGCTGGATTCTTTATTTGGTAATTCACTAAGTTACCAGCACCTACATTGAAAATCTCTTCAGTATAGATTGTATCCACTACACTTGGGTTATTAGGGTCTTGTAGGTCGATAGCCATGTTCACCACCAATTCCTCGAAAGTGTCAATAGCGTATATACAATTATCAGCCTCAGCCACTAAGATAGTGTTAATTTGGTCGTTTAAGTTATCGATTAATGCTGTACAAGCATCCAATTGGATAGTCAAACTATTATAGTTATCTAACCAGATAATAGAGTCGTTTATTAAGTCAAATCCAGTTTCAGTACAATCAGTAAAATATAACCCTTGATTATCCGCGTTACCAATAATCATATTGGTACCAACATGATTGGGGTTATTTGGTCCAGGATTATCTGGTATAATATGAGGATTAATTGTACCATCAAGATAGTCACTCCACCCAGTAGCACCCCAAGCATCATTAATTAGACTTTCAAGTAATGGTAATCCAGCTTCGGTAATACATAGGTATTGGGTACCACCGTTTTCATTAATAAATGGTACCACATAATTCCAACCACCATTCAACTCATCTAAGTCGTTTTGTTTTGATATGCAATCAACCATGGCTACTTCCAATTCTTCATATAGGATAGTTAGTGCTGGTGACGCACCAGATAATTGAACGTTGATAATGTCTTGACAATCAAATTTAAACATATAATCGAACTCAACATTAAGTTCGCATATTTCCTCTGGTTGTACCTCAAATATTGCCCCGTAGTTACCTTGTGGGTTCAATACTACGTTAAATGGTGGTAAATTATTACAATCGGCATATTGTAACCATCTACATTCTTGTCTGTCAGCATCCCAAGTATAAGTATGACCAGTAGTACTTGGATGGGGTGAATAATCAGGTGACCCACTATTTGATATGTTAAGTATTTCACAACAAGACGCACCTATTGGTGTTTGGATATAGGTAGGTACCCCGATACCATTATTAGTATCGACAAACACTTCAATAGTTCCGTCATCAAGGTTGTTGAAGATTACGTCTTCAAAATTAAAGTCGAAGATTGAGCACTGTTGGTATCCGTATTGATTTATATTAGGCATTTATTCTAAATATTCGTTAACCACTTTTTAACTTGGTGGGTTGTTAGTATTACCAGGTAATGTTGTGGGCATCTCATATATTTCTGAACATCCGATGGTACCATCAAACCTCTGAGTATATGTGTTTAGTATTATTGTTGACACATTTGGTTGATACCAATCTGTACTAGTTATTTGACACCCTATTCCCACTATTCCAGTGTATGGGTCAACAACTGGAATCCCTGACGTTCCATCAACACAGTTACAACCATCTGGACTACCTACCCTATATTCACCCAACGGGTTAACAAATCTTAAATAAGTTTCTCCACCAACAATCACGATATTAGATTCAAAAGTTAGTCCTGTCAACCTCCAATTGCATGTTGCGAAACATACACAATCAGTATTAGTTGCACAGCAAATACTACCACTTTGTAAAAATTGACCATAATTGTCAACTACCTGTAATGGTGTCACATTCAATGGTTGACCATGAATATCAAAAATACTCATATCAATATATTCGACAGGCATACCATTATTAGTCGTTGTGGTACAACATTCTGGGTTATAGTATGGACTATTATAGAAGTCAACTTCATTACCGTTAATATCATTCAATGGGTATTGGAATACGTAGAAACCATCTTCCGTTGTACCACTATATCCCTGTGGACTAATAGCTGTTGATAATAAACCGTTATCTATTGTTGGACAATCTAATGTTACGGCTGAGAACGATAAGTCAATTTGAATTGAATTATCATTCGTAGCTAAATCACACCCACAGTCATTCGTTTCGTTAGTTGGGTTAGGGTCTTCGATGATGTATGAATCTATAGTCACACAGTTTTCCAAGTAATATCCTTCCGAACTAAGGTCTACATACGTATTACCAGAGTAATTATTGATTAACCCCTGATTATAGTTAGTGAATAGTGTTGTCATGTCGGTTGTTACAGTTGTTGCTGTTACCGTGACAGGGTTGAAGTCTGGTATAAGTCCTCTGAATTGGTTTATGAATTCTTGACCTCTATCGTAAGGACCAGAATGGGGGTTATTACCTTCCAATATATATTTACCAGCATTAGCACCACCAGTCTCTCGGTACCAACCACCACCTTTTTGGAAGTACATTTTTGAGTTATTGGGTCTAACTATTGGGTAACCATCTTCATCAATGTTGTAGTATCGTAAATCAGTATCAAGGAAGTTAAGCTTTTATATGTCTTTAAACAATTTAACGTCTAATGGTTTATCAGCTACATACACATGTTCATTGAACTCCATTAACCCATCAGGTGCCCCTATGAACTTGGTCAGAAATTCTATTACTTTTCTAGCACCCTTAGCTTTCCAAATCCATGGAGTATTCAGTATTAACCTCCTCCACATTTCATACTCAGATTCTATAGGGCTTAAACCCCTACTTTGACCCGAAAATGAAGCTCTAGGTGTACTAACATAGTTAGCCAATAGGTTATTTTCCAATATAGTTGAAACTAAGTCCCACCCCATTACCCTCGCTACATTTTTAAGAACGATGTCAGGGGTGTTATCTCTCTTATCGTAAGTTACTACGTTAGCAAACGCAATACTATCGATATATCTCTTAATATCATCGTATTCCCTACCATAAACTCTTAACGTCTTGGTCACCTTTTGTGCAGCCGTTTCTTCCTCACTACCATCACAATGTGGTATAGTATCAAACTCACTAATAGAGTCGGATGTTAGGAACCTAACAATAAGGTCTGACTTAGTAAGGTCAGTAGAATCGGCTAACTCAATAAGTTTACTAACATAGTCAACATACTCGGTAGTGTTAAAATCTAAGTTATAACCATCTGAGGTAGTCCATGTAAGTTTGGTTGTTTGGTACAGAATGATACCGTCATCACTCTCAACTGGATATCTGAATG